CCCAGACGTCGCCGTTGGAACCGTCGGCCCTGAAGCGGGCGTCGCCCTTCATCGCCGTGCAGTGGGACTTGCCGCTGTCGTCGACCGTGCCGTTGACGGTGAAGTTCTCGAAGGCGTTGAGCTTGGAGTAGTCGTCGCGGCCCGCCGTGGTGTTGGTGGCGGGCTGGCACACGAGGCCGACGTTGTCGCGCGTCTTGATGCCCTTGGGGTCGTTCGAGTAGGTGTACTCGGGGATGTCGACGCCGTACACCTTGCCGTCACGGCGCAGGCTGAACCACTCGCCGAGGTTGTCGTACTCGCCCTTGGTGCCGTCGTAGTGCGGCGCGACGGCCACGGGGTTCGCCGAGGCCTTGTGCACCTTGGTGATGAGGTCGACGGTGTCGCCGAACGTCATGACCTTGTTTACCTGTACTGCCATTATTTCTCCTTTACTGGCCGAAAACCTTGCCGAAGGCGTAGTCGTAGTCCTCCTGGGTGAGGCAGTCGAGGACCGTGTCGGTGCCGATTGCCGGGGCGATGATGGACTCGAACGCCTCGTCGATTTCCGCGTGCGTGGCGAATACCACTCCGGCGCTCGCCATCGCGGCGATCTTCTCCTTCGCGTCGTCCGTCAGGTCGTCGTAGCCGACCTTGAGCGACGCGAGCGCGGCCTCGCAGCGGTCTGCCGCGCTGTTCGCCCGTCCGCGCGCATTGATGACCTCGTCCATGATCGCCTGCCACTCGGACGCGCGCATATCCTCGGCGTTGCCGTAGGTGACGCGCTGCGCCTCGAGCGCGTTGATGAGGTGGTCGATCTCGGGGATGTAGTCGCCGCCCGTGGCCTCGATGGCCACCGAGGGCACGACCCTGATGGCGATGTTGCCCGTGGATGCCGACCAGTCGCCCGAGCTGATGCGGATGTACGAGGTCGGGATGTCGCCTGCCGCCTGCGTGAGCTTGGCGGGGACGGTGTACTGCACGATTCCGTCGGGCGCGGAGAGCACCGCGACGTTCTCGCCGTCGATGACCTTCCCGCCGTCCGGGCGCAGCGCGTAGAAGCGCACGGTCATGCCCGTGAGGTCGAGCACCGCGCCTCCCTGCCGCAGGTTGACGTTGAACACGTACGCCTCGGCGTCCTGTTGCCGAAGCGTGATGGGGTTGTCGAGCGTCGAGAAGCGGTTGGTGCCCTTCTCGATGTCGAGCGTGAGGTCTATGAGCATCTAGACCGCCTTCCCGAGCACTACTGCTCCTTGCTTGAACACGAGCACCAGCACGCGGTCCCCGGCCTTCACCTCGGCCAGGCACGTGCAGGTGGTCGATATGGATGGGTTGAGCCGCACGTCGGCGGTCCCGTCTTGGTTGACTGCGGCGACGGTGCCCCACGTGTGGGACTCCTTGGCACCCGCCCCGCCGAACAGCAGCTCGTACAGCTCGTGGCCGCTTACCATGACCCTCCCTCCGTCTCGGTGACGAAGCCGGAGCGGATGAAGCGGCGGGCCTTGCCCGTAACCGCGCAGTGGCCGCCGACCTCTATCTCCTGCTCCGTTATCGCACCGCGCCAATTTAGCCCGGCGGTGAGATAGTCGATGCCGACCGCGTCGTTGGGCAGCAGGGGCACCCACGGGTGGCCCCACTCGACGTACTCGATGGACGAGGAGTTGTCCACGAGCTTCGTCTTGGCCTTGGCCTTGAGGGCATCTAGGCGCTCCTCCTTGGTAGCGCCCGTGAGCTCCGTCACCTGGTCGACGAGCGGGACCTCGTATCCCCTGTACGGGATGGACGCGCGGGAGTTGGGGTCGGTGTTCCGGCACACGGCCCAGAGGCTCTCCTCCTCCGTCTCATAGGTCAGGTACACGGCGTTGGGGATGTCGTCCGCGTTGTCCGATCTGGATACCTCGGGGAGCATGATGGAGTCTTCGCCGTCGTTGAACGTGCGCACCGGCTTGCGCGCCTGCGGCTCGACGTACGGGACCATCTGGATGACTCCGTAGGCATCCGGGTAGGCCGATGCGAACCCGGCCATGGCGAGGAGGTCGTTGGCTATCGTCAGCCATCTGTCGTCCGGCTCGTACACCACGTCCCTCGGCAGGACGTAGTCGCAGCGCGGCTCGTTCGTGCGTAGGCCGAGGCGCTTGAAGATGCCGTCGGCGTGCGCGACCGCGTTGGTCCCCGCCTTCACCGTGTAGTAGCGGCCGTACTTCCCCTTCACCGCGAGGCGCAGCGTCGATTCGAGGTCGACGCTGCCGGATACCAGCGGGCCGTTGTATTTCGGCGTGCCGATGCTGCAGAAGTACGTCCCGAGGGCGAACGCCCCCGCCTCGCCGCGCTCGTCCTCCATCTGGTAGTACACGCGCACGAGGTCGTGCTCGTCGGGTATGGCGCTGCCGGAGAAGTCGAGCGTGCCCTGGGAGCGGAGCTGCGACAGCGCGGAGTGCGTGAGCCGACCGCCGGTGAACATGCCGTAGTCCTCGGCCTCGACGAGGCCGGGCCACGTGACACGGCGGTAGATGTAAGACTCGCGCCGGAAACCTGTCCAGATCACAGGGCCTCACCGTCCACCCTCGTCAGCGAGAGGCTGATGTCGGCGTGCGTCGTCGGCATGCAAAGGTCGCGGTTCACGCTCACGTCGGCGGCGACGTGGAACACGTCACCGGCCACGCTCTTGAAGATGGCGCGCGGGTAGAGGATGAGGTCCTCGAAGGCGCGCACCTCCTCCTCGCCTATGACGTGCGCGGTCAGGGGGCGGGTGTCGCTGATGCCGCCCGCGTCGTAGAGCACCGGGTAGTCCCTGCCCGCGTAGCGCACGAGCGTGCGGTTGGCGCGCTCGAGGTTGCGCTGCTCGGTAGGGTCGAACTGCGCGCGGGCCATGAGGCCGTCGCCGTAGTAGACGAAGCAGTAGGGCGTCTTGATGCTGCCCGGGTGCTCCGTCGCCCTCGATGCGCCCGAGGCCGCGTATGCCGCGACGCGGTAGCTGTACTCTGTGTTCAGCGGCGCGTAGCGGTCGACCACCGACGAGCCGTCGGATAGGTCGGAGGCGATCAGCCTCTCACCGTCGCGCGTGACGCGCCAGATGCTAAGGCTCTCGACGTCCTGCCCCTCGTCGTTGTTGTCGACGATGCACTGCAGCTCGGCGTATCCGCGCTCGATGTCGGCCTCGATGCGGAGGGAGGCGCGGCGCGGCAGCTCGAACTCCACGCGGAAGGGCATGGAGGCCGTCGACTGCAGGCCGCTCGTGCTTCGGGCCGTGGCCACGATTCGGTACTCGCCGCCGTCCTCCGGCATCCACTCGTCTTTGGTGACGCTCGTGGCCGTGGATGTGCCGAGCGCCTCCTCGTAGAGCACGTTGCCGCCCATATCGGTAATGGCCACGGCCATGGCCGCGAGCGCGCCGGATGCGTCGACGTACTGCACGCTCACTCCGACCGGCACGTTGCGCACGGTCTGGCCGGGCGCGTCGAAGGCGAGCTGCGGGGGCTGCCGGACGTGGAACGAGCTGTTGCCGGACCAGGGGCCGAAGTCGGCGTGCACGCCCTTGGTGCGCACGCGCCAGTAGACGGTGGAGTTGAGGGGGAAGTTCGGCACGTTCGCGCTCTGGGCGGTCGCGGCCGTGACGGTCTTCCACGAGGCTCCGTCCGTGGAGTACTGGACCTCGGCGGCGCTCTGCGCGGAGCCGTCGATGGGGTTGTGGTGCCACGTGAACGTGACCCTTCCCTGCGAGACGAGCAGCACCTCGCCGCTCGTCGGCGTGAGGAGCGTCGGTGCCGCCGGGGCGCAGATCGTGACGATGGCCTCGGAAGGCTCGGACCACGCGGAGACGAGGCTGCCGCGCATGTTGCGCGCGCGGTAGTAGAACGTGCCGCCTCCGGGGTTGTCGCCGAACGACAGTGCCTTGCCAGTCACCGTGGCAATGGTCGTCCAGTCCTTGCGGTCGCGCGAGCGCTGAATCTCGGTGGCGCTCGCGGTGCGCGACAGGTTCGGGATGGTCAGCTCGACGGAGGTGTCCCCCGTGCGTTGGCCGCTCGGCTTGAACGGCGCGGACGGCGTGTTGTATGTGAAGCCGGTCATGACGCGCTCTGAGTAGCCGCTCTCGTTGTACGCGCGGACCAGATAGAGGTAGTAGTGGTCGGCCGAGCACGTCGGGTCTGTGTAGGAGGTCGCGGAGCCGCTCACGTGGGCGATCTGGACGGAGCCGCCCCCGTCCGTGCTGCGCTCGATGCGCACCTCGGAGTAGGTGGCCTCGTCCGTGGCGTGGTTGGCCCACGTTATGAGGTTCTTTTCGTCGTTCAGGCGCTCGACCTTGGCACCGCTGGGTGCTGCGGGCTTCTCGGGCGGGTTGCGCAGCGTCTCGGTGTAGGAGTGGCCACCGGCGTTTCCGGCCGTGTTGTATGCGCCGATTCGGTAGCGGTACGTGTGGTTCGGGCGCACCGTCTCGTCGCTGTACTCCGTCTTGTCTCCGCCCGGCTTGGCGATGTTCACCCACTCGCCGCCGTCGGTCTGGCGGTCGACGTAGATGCCGTCGTACGGTCGGGCGGCCGTGGTGTTGCGCGTCCACGTGATGACGTTCAGGGTCTGGGACTTGCGCACGGCCTTGGCGTTGCTCGGCGTCTGGGGAGTCCAGACCGGGGCCGAGGGCCTGAAGGTGTCCCTGCACGTCGACTTGCGGAAGGTTCCGGAGTAGCTCGTGTACCACGCAGAGCACTCGCGCGTGACGGGGTCTCCGTAGTTGACCCAGCCGACATCGAGCCAGCCGCTGTCGCCGTACCAGCCGGGGCCGTACATGCGGTACTGGCCGCCCCACGAGCGGTTGAGGATGGTGCCCTGCATGTCGCCGCACTTGACGTAGGAGCTGTACTTGACCTGCACGTAGCAGGAGTTCTCGCCGTACTCCTTGATCTTCCACTCGATATATGTGTTCCAGGCGGTCTGGCCCGTAGGCCAGACCTCGTTGCCCCATGCCATTTACATCCCTGCCTTCGCCTTGCGGACGGTCTGGAAGAAGTCGTTGAGTGTCATGAACTCGCTTATCGAGGAGGCGTCGATCTTGACGTCGCCCAGCGAGTAGTAGTTGTTGACCACGGTGGTCTTGGTGCCGCCGTTGCCCGTGTAGGCCACGTTGCCGTCGAGCTGCGCCGTGGCCATGAGGCGCTTGGCGCTGTCCCTCACGTCGGCGCGGGCCTCGAGCATGCCGTGGGCGAAGTTCTCGCCGAGGTGGCGTCCCGAGGTCTCGCCGCCCTTCTCGGCACCGGACCAGGGGCCGTCCTCCGGCACGGAGAAGCCCATGACGCTCTTGGCCGCATTGACCAGCGACGTGGCGAAGCTGCGGACGGAGTTCCACGCGGAGCCGATGCCGCTGGCGAACTGCTTGCCGAGGTGCGAGCCGCTCGTATAGGCGCTCCACCCGCTCGCGCCGGACGAGGCGCTGCTGGCGAGCGACGAGCCGCTCGACCTCGATGCCCACGCCGCCGAGCCGACTCCGCGTGCGTAGTTCGAACCGGCGGAGCTGCCCGTGCCGCCGAGGTCGCCGGGGGAGGAGGAGACGCCGGACCTTGCGTTGCTGGCCAGCGAGCGCGCGTTGGCGTTCGCGCTTCTGGACGCGGAGCCGATGCCGCTGGCGAACAGCGCACCCGCCGATGTGCCCGTGCTGGATGCGTCGCCGGGTGCCGGGGCGATGCCGCCGGACACGGCCGCTCGCAGCCCTGCGGCGTTGCTGGATGTCTGTTGCGTGTTGTCGGCGATGCCCTGCGCGAAGCCAGCTCCTGCGGAGTTGCCAGTCGCGGATGCGTCGCCGGGGGCGGGGGAGATGCCGCTCGCCAGCGCTGCGGCCAGCGCCGCCGCGTTGCCCTCGGTCGGCGCGCCTCCGGTCGTGATGCCGCTGGCGAACAGCGCGCCCGCGAGGGTTCCCGCGTCGGAGCCGCCCTGCTTGGCCTCGTCGAGGCCGCCGACGGCCTCACTGGCCTTTGCCGCCGCCACGTCGTAGGTGTCGCCCTGGGCGAGCGCGTTGGCGAAGGCCGTCACGGCGGCGTCTCCGGCGATGCCGTAGTCGTCGCAGTTGCGCTTGAACTCCTCGAGAGTGGAGCCGGTGACCTGCTGGGCCGCGCCGATGGCTCCCTGCGCGCCCGCGCTTAGGCCGCTGGCCCAGTTGTCGGCCGCCGCCTGCCCCTCGGTCTTGCACTTCACGCCCATGTCGCCGAGGGCCTTGATGATGCTCCCGGTGGTGCCGTCCCATGAAGCGGCCAGCTTGATCAGCTGCTCGTCGCTTAGGCTCTGGAAGTCCTCGACGCTGATTCCGGCGCTCTGGAGGTCGTCGCAGAACTGGCCGAGGTCCTTCCCGAGGCCGACGAACGCGGAGGAGACGGCCGGTGACGCCGCCGCGAGGTCCTTCACGCTCGCCGTGGCCCCGTCTGCCACGGCCACGGATGCGCCGAGACTCTCCGTGACGGTGTCGATGGAGTTGTTCACCGCGCCGAGCGCGGCCTTGGCCTCGTCGAGTGCCTTGCCCTGCTTCGTGTAGCTGACGGTCAGCTCGGCCTGCTCGCGCGTCATCTGCGGGTTGTTCTTCATGCAGCGGTTGAGCTCGTCGTTGTAGTCCTTCTGGGCCACGGCGAGCGTCTGGATGTCCTGCGCCTGCTGCTCATAGAGGGCCGTGAGGTTCGACTGCTGCGCGTCCACCCTGATCTGCTCGAGCTTCTTCTCGACATACTCGCCGAGCGCGCCCGTGACGTCGCTGATGGCTCCGTGCTCGTCGGCGAGCTTGCCGTTCGCCTGGTCGACGACGCTTATCTGCGTGCCGCACATCGAGTTGACCGTCTCGACCGCAGCGCGCAGGCGGCCCTGTGCCTCGGTGCTTAGATCGCTCTTGTTCACGTACTCCCTGATGGTGTCGTATGCGGCCGTGAGCTGTGCCGATTGCGCGGCGGCCGATGTGTTCGTGTCCTTGAGCGTGGTGGCGAGCTGCGCCTGGCTCTCGAGCATCTTGTCGATGTCGGCCTTGGCGCTGCCCGTGGAGCCCGTGAGGGCGTCGAAGGCTCCGGCCTCCTCCTTGACCTCGTTCTTAGCGCCAGCGGCGGCGGCCTCCAGCTCGGTGGTCGATGCCTTCAGGTTGTCGGCGTGCTTCTTGGCGTCCTCCATGCTCTGGACGAAGGCCGTGATGCCAGCGATAACGAGCGCAGGGCCGACGGCGGCGAGGGCCAGCTTGGCCACGTCTGCCGCCTTCGATAGCGTCATGAGGCCTGCGGCCTGCGCCTTGGTGGCGGCCTCGGTCGTCTTTGCCGCTGCGGCCTCCTGCCTGTACCCGTTCACCAGCCCGTTCGACTGGTTCATGGCGTTGCGCTTCTCGACGACTTCCTTCTTGAGGCTCTCGACGAGTTCGGCGTTGGCCTTGCTGCCCTTCTGCTGCTCGTTCGATAGCTTGCGGACGGCCGTGTTGTACTTGGACGTGTCGCTGTTGGCGTTGCGCACGGCCTCGACGTACTTCTCGACGCCTCCGGCCGCCTTGGCCGCCGGGTTCTTCTCGAGGGCCTTGCTCAACTTCTCGTTGCTGCTGTAGGTCTTTAGAGCCGAGGCGTTCGTGGTGGTCAGCGCGTCGGCGTAGACGCCCCACTCCTGCTTGGCCTTGCCCACGGCCGTGACGGCGTTGCCCACGGTCTTGACGATTCGGCCCGTGGTGGTGAGGAACGGCGAGGCGGCTGCGGCCACGGCGGCGAGCGTGATGATATTGCGCTGCGCGCCCTCGTCCATGTCGGCGAAGCCCTGCGTCACGTTCTCGACGGCCTCGAAGAGCGGCTCGGCCGCGTCGACGGCGTCGGTTGCCGCGTTTACCAGCGGCGTGCCGATGTCCTCGGCCACGGCGATGACCTTGTTCTGCAGAATCTCCAGCTTGGCGGCCATGGAGTCGTTTCGGTTGTTGACCTCGTCCTGCAGCGCGGTGTTCTCGCGCCAGCCGTCGTTGGATACCTGCAGCGCCTGGCTCACGAGGTCCGTGTTGCCGGCGAGGCGCTTGAGCACGTCGGTCTGCCTGATTCCGGTCACGCCCATGGACTCCAGCGCCACGGTCATGTTCTCGGCGCTGTTGGTGCCCTTGAGGAGGGCCAGCATGGTGTCGGTGGCGCTCGTCCTCCAGCTCTGCGCGAACTGGTCGGCGCTCATACCGGCGATGGACGCGAACGAGTCGAGCGCGTCGCCGCCCGTGGCCACGGCCTTGTCGATGGATGCGACGGTGTTGGAGAACGCCGTGCCACCGGCCTCGGCCTCGATGCCGAGGGAGGACATGGCACCGGACCATCCGAGGATGTCCGGCGTGCTCATGCCGACTTGGTTGGATGCGGCCGCGATGCGCTGCCCCATGGACGAGACGCTTGATTCGGTTGTGGCGAGGTTGTTGCCGAGGTTGACGATGGCCGAGCCGTATCGGCTCACATCGCTATGCGACATCTTCACGATGTTGGCGAACTGCGCCAGCTCGGTGGCCGCCTGCTCGGCGTTCATGTCGGTGGCGATGTCCAGACCGGATACCACGCGCGAGAACTCGTCCAGCTCGTCGATGGAGAAGCCGAGCTGCGCGCCCAGCGCCTGGATGTCGAGAATCTGATCGGCGCTCACCGCGTTGGTCTTGGAGAACTCGATGGCCGATTCCTTTAGCTGGCGGTACTGCTCCTCGGTGCCGTCCACGGTCTTGCGCACGCCCGTGAGGGACGTGTCGATCTTGACGGCCGCAGCGCCCGTGGCCACGGCCACGCCCGCGATGGCTGCGGTTACCGGGACCAGTTTCTGCCCGGCGGCCTCGATTCTGGCCCCGGTGTTGTATATCTCGCCGCCCGCCTTGGCGAGCTTGGAGCCGCTGCTCACCAGCTTGCCACCGGCGGTGTCTAGGTTGCCGCTCGCGGCCACGGCCTTCTTGGAGAGGCTATCGAGGCGGCGCTCGGCCTTCTCCAGCGCGGAGCCGTTGTATGAGCCTGTGACGGCGATGGAGATTGATGCCTTACCCATTTAGGTACCTCTGGATTACTTTCTCGATGCGAGACTCCACGCGGTCGCGCACCTCGTCCTCGTATTCGTCGACGGCGCGCATGAGCGCGCGCGGTTTACCGGCATGGGGCACGCCCATGCGCCTGCCCGCCCTGGGGCCGTTCAGGTAGAACGCGCCGGGGTTTGCGAACTCGATGGGGCCTGCGCCGGGGTCGCTGTTCGCGATCTTCACGCCCGCCGATATGGTCCGCATCGAGGCGTTTGCGGCGTACTGCCCGGAGCCGCCGAGGCCGCGCGCATAGGATTGATAGGCTGCAAAAAGGGGCCGCACGTCCTCGCGCAGCCCCCTCTTTACTTCCTTCGGCAGCTCGCGGTCGATTTCGCGGAGGCCCTTCAGCGTCTCCGCGAGGCCCTCGACCCTGATGCTCAAGCTGCTCATCTCTTCCTCCCCATGCGGTCGAACAGGCGCTGCACGCGCTCGCCCCTCGTCCTCTCGCGCTTGGCCGCGAAGCCCTCGCCGCGTCGGTCGAACAGGGCCAGCCACTCCTCGAAGACGAACGGGTACTCGTCCAGGAGGCGTGCCATGTCGTATGGGGAGGCCCCGGTGATTCTCGCGGCGCTTGCTACTTGGCGGGCGCAGATGCTAAAGGGGCGTCCTTCTCCTTGGCGAGGAGCTTGGTGTTGTCGTCGATTACGACGGCGTCGTAGGTGTCGGCGATGTACTCGGCGGCCTCGGCCAGCTCCATGCCCTCGATGCCGACCTCCTTGGCCTTGCCCGCCTGCTCGGCGGCGATCACGCACCACACGAAGTCGTTGTAGGCCGCCTTGTGCGGGGAGTCGGGGATGGATGCCATGGCGTCGCTAGACTTCCAGTTGGAGTTTTGCCCCGCGTCGAACTCGATGGGGTCGTTGTCGCCGTCGGTGAGGGTGAAGTGGAACTTGAGCATTTAGTGCCTCCTAGGCTGCTGCGTAGGTCTGAACCTTGTTGACGATGGTGATGGTCACGGGGGAGCCGTCCTTGGCCGCCACGCCGATGTCGTCGGCGCTGAACTCGACCTCGGCGGCGCTGCCCTCGGGGTCGATCTCGGGCGTCTCGCAGTTCCACGGGACGTTGCTGAAGACGACGCTCATGGTGCAGTTGGGGTCTTGCGAGTGGGTGAAGTCCCATGCTGCGGAGCCGTAGACGACCTTGTTGGTCACGGTCGTGCCGTTCTCGCTGCCCGTGAGGACCTTGCGAATCTCGGTGTAGTCCTCGGGGATGATGGTCTGCTTCACCGTGGTCTTGAGCTTGGACTCGGCGACCTCGGATGCGATGACGCGGCCCGCGCCTCGGTAGGAGGTGAGGCTGTTGGACAGCTCGAACTCGCCCTTGGTCACCAGCCCCTCGATGGGGGTCTGGTCGTTGGGGGAGAACTTGAACACGCCGTTGGTCGGGATGAAGTAGCCGTCGAAGCACGAGGGCTCCGTCTCGCCGGACCAGCCGCCGAACAGGGCGGCGTCGATACCGGCGGCCGTGATGCCGATGTCGAGCGGCGCGTTGCCCTCGAAGGAGAGCGACAGCGTGTCGATCTTGCAGCCCGTGGCCTTGTGCACCGTGGCGGCCGACGTGTTGCCCACCTGGCCCCAGAAGGTCAGGAAGGGAATCTCGGAGCCGAGGGTGATCACGTGCTTGTAGTAGCCGGGCTTCTCGGCCGACGTTGTGACGATGTTGCCCATGGCGGCGAGGATGTAGAGCACCAGCGAGTCGGCGTAGGCCAGCGTCTCGAAGTCGACGGCCATGTTGACCTCGGAGACGTAGGCCCCGTTGGTGGTGTTGGCTCGCAGGCCGCAGGCCACGTTCTTCTGCTCGACGGTGCGCTCGGGCTTGATCAGGCCGCCGCCGGTAAGGCCGTGTCGGAACGTCGGCGTCGGCGCGGCCTTGGTCTTGGACTCCTGGCGGGCGACGCCGAGGAGGCCGATGGATGTGTTAATCATCTGCCGTCTCCTTCTTGGACGTGCGGGACTCCTTCACGATTCCGTCCCGCTTCAGGATGGTCAGGAGGGACGTGGGCAGGCCGTCGACCTGCTCGCCCTTCTTCGCTCGATACGTGAGGCCGTTATAGGTGGCCTCGAAACCCTTAGCCGCGCGAAGCATTGCGCACCAGCTCCTTGAACTCTCTGGGGCAGGCCGAGAAGACCTTGCAGGTCACATCGACCTGCGCCGCCACCACGTACTTCTTGTCGGGGGTCGAGTCGTAGCCCGCGTCGCTCATGCGCGGAATCGCGCAGTCGACCGCGCCGCCGAGAGTCGCGTCGGCGGCGATGCCGTAGCAAAGCGAGTTGACCCAGCGCTGCACGCTCTCGCGCGCGACGTCGAACTTGGCGTGCGTGGCGAACAGGTAGACGTGCAGCGTGAACTGCTTGGCGTACTCGGCGCTCGTGGCCCCGCCCGTCGTGCTGTCCATGTCGGCCAGCGGGTCGCACCACGCGAGGAACGGCGGGCGCTTCGGCGGGATGTGGTCGTGGACCTCGGGCACCTTGCCGCCGTCGCCGTACATGGCCAGCGCGCTCTCGGACAGCACGAGCGACGCGCGCTCGAACAGGGCCGTGGCGGCCTCGGCATAGGGCATGGCGATCACATGACCACCGCCCTGCACCGGCCGAACTGCTCTATAGCGGCGTCAACTTCCGGCAGGCCCGTCGCGCCGTCGCGCCCGGCGAGCGTGTAGCGGATGAAGCCCGCGTCGGTGGCCTCGCCAGTGGCCCTCTCGGGCGTGGCCGACGGCCGCAGGTAGTAGGCCGCGAGCCGCAGGACGGCCTCGCTCACGCGCTCCGGCACCTCGGTGAGGCCGTAGCGGTAGCGGATGGTCGCGCGCCCCTCGGGGCCGACCGCCTGGCAGTCGCTCACGAGCGACCAGCCGGGGGTGAGGACCTCGGCCACGTCGTTGTGGTCGAGCCAGACGAAGCCGCCGCCGAAGGTCTCCGTGACGCCCATCTGCTGCACGAAGCTGCGCCTCGCGTTGCGCTCGAACGTCTCGGTGGCCGCCTGCCGCGCGGCCCAGAACTCCTCCTCGGTCACGTCGGAGAAGTCGTCGGTGTCGTCCATGCCCTTTAGCTGCTCGAGCCTGAAGTAGTGGCGCGTGACCACCGCGAGGAACGTGGTGAACAGCAGGTCGTCACCGCGATACCAGTTGATTCGCACGGAATCGGGGGCCGCGATGCGCGGGAGCTTCAGCTTTCCGCCCTCGAGCCTGTACTCGAGGGACGTTCCGCTGCCCAAAAGGAGGGCCGCGCGGTCGGGCGCGGCCTCCGTCTCAAGTGTCAGCTCGTCCGTGTAGGCGACGCGCAGCGTGCTGTAGGGCTGGACGAGCACCGCTACTCCTCCTCGTCGTCGTAGAGGTCGGCCTCGAGGAGCGCCAGAAGCTCTTCCTTCTTGGCCGCCTTGGGGTACTCGATGCCCTCGGCGTCGAGCTTGGCCTTGATCTCCTTTACGGTGAGGTCCTCGGCCTGCGGCTCGGGGGCCTTCACGGCCTCGATGGCGAGGCCGCGTCGCACGGCCTCGTCGGTGGACATGACTTCGCCCTCGAAGGCGACCAGGTGTCCGTCTCGGACGACGCGCTTGGGTGAGGTGTAGGTCTCCATGGCTCCCCCTTACGCCGCTGCGGTGTCGAGGTTCGTCTTGGAGGCGTAGCAGAAGGCGTCGGGGTAGCGGACCTGCAGCGCCTTGGTGTGCTCGGCACGGATGCACAGCTCGTTGTGGATGAACTGGTCGTCGATGCGGTCGACGTCGACCGTGGTGCCGTGGATGGAGCGGCGCTCGGCTGCGTAGGAGTCGTACACGAGCAGGCCGTCGCAGTTCGGGTCTTCCACGACCTTCATGCCCCAGAGCACGTCGCCGGTGATGGACTGGTACAGGCCGGTCTCGGTCTTGTACAGGTCGATCTCCTGCTTGATGATCGGGGAGACGAGCACGTGGGTCGGGACGCGCTTGGCGGTCAGCATGACCTTGGTGCGCATCTTGCGGATGGCCTCGTAGTACAGGCCGCCGACGTGCTCCTCGAACTCGAGGATGCCGGTGGTGTTCTTGATGCCGACGATGCCGGTGGAGTTGCTGCCGCTGAACATGTGGTCGTCGGTGACGCTGTTCAGGTCGAGCAGGAGGTCGTGCTGGATGATGCTCGAAAGCTCGTCGTAGTCCTTGAGCGTGTCCTCGGAGACGGGGACGTATCCGGCGAGGGTCTCCTTGTTGGCCACGGCGTCCTTGTAGGAGTACAGGACCTTGGCCTTGGCTGCGGAGGTGCCGTCGACCACGCCGCCCCAGGTGGCGGGCATGCCCGTCTGCGCGGAGCGCTGCTTGTAGGTGACGGAGCCGGTGGCGGGGGTCTCGCGCAGCGTGTCGGCGAAGCTGCCGAACAGGCTGTCGGGCTTCGGGTCGAGGGTCAGCTCGATCTCGGTGGGCGCGCCGACGGTGACGACGGTGGCCTCGTTCTTGAAGCCACGGTAGAGGCCTCGGAACTCATCGCGCGGGCCGAGGATGCGCTCGGCGAAGGACGCCTTGGGCGTGGGGACCTTGGGGGCGGGCGCGTTGCGGGCGGCGTCCTCCTCCTCGATGACGTGCTCGAGGGTCAGGTCGAGCTGCTGAATCTGGCCCTCGATGATGAGGGCCTTGTTCTGGTCGCCGGAATCGGCGGCCTTGTGCTGCTCCTCGGCGAGGCGGCTGCGCTCCTGCCAGAGCTGCTTGGAATTGAGCGGCATGCTTACTCCTTACGGTAGACGTGGTTGCCGAGGAGGACGAAGCCCTCCTCGCTCCGGGCGACTGTATCCACGGCGTGAGATTTTTCGATTGCGTCGGCGGGCGCGTGCTTGAAGCGGCCCATGAGCGTGCGGTCGAGCGCGTCGGCCACGCGCTTCTCGGTGGCCACCTTCTCGTCGACGAGGCCGAGTTCGAGCGCCTCGTCGGCCGTGTACCACGTCTCCTCGTCCATGGCCTTCTTGACGTCGGCCAGCTCCATGCCGGAGCGCGCGGAGATGATTCCGGCGATGGTGGAGTCGAGCGCGGCGAGCTGCGCGACGACGTCGGCCAGCTCCTGCGCGTTGCCCTGCGCGTAGGTCCATGCGTCGTGGATCATCAGCTGGGCGAAGCTGCTCATGACGACCTTGTCGGCCATCATGGCGATATAGGAGGCCGCCGATGCGGCGATGCCGTCGATGTGCGCCGTGGTCTCGCCCTTGTAGCGTTGGATGGCCGAGGCGATGGCGAAGCCCTCGTAGACGTCGCCGCCCAGGGAGTCGATGCGGATGTCGACGGGCTTGCCCTTCAGGCCGTCCAGCTCCTTGGCGAAGTTCTTGGCAGTGTTTGACTCCTCGGAGGACCAGAAGTCACTGCCGATGGTGCCGTAGAGGTACACGGTGGCCTTCTCGGCCTCATTCTTGATTCGGAACATTCGTTGCCCCTTTCTGGGTGCCGTCGGCGGTGCCGACCGGCTTGTCAGCGTTGAATACGTTCACGGTGCCGTCGTCGTTCACGGTGCCGTAGTTGAGCGGGAACAGCGGCTGGTCGATGCCCTCGACCGGCTCCATGTCCTCGAGGTCGCGCACGTCCGCGCGGGTGATTGCGCCGAAGTAGCCGAGCTCGCGGTAATACTGCGTGCGGGCCGCGTCGTCTCCGCGCATCAGGCCGTTCAGCTTGAACTTGGCCTTGGTGTTGCGCTGGTAGCAGGCGTCGAGGACGGGCTGCAGCGCCATCTCGAGGTCGCGCACGTCCGGCGTGATGGTGTCGGTCACGTAGTCGATGCGCATCTGCTGGCCGCCGTTGTACGTGGCCCCCTCGCTGTCGTAGACCTTCCACGGGGGCACGTTGCAGGCGCGGCAGACCTGATGGAGCACCCATTTCTGCTGCTCGATAACGGAGGCGTCCTTCATCGTCTGCTGGTCCGTCACCCACTTGGCCCCGTAGCCGAAGATGGGCGCGCGGCCCGCCTCGGTAACGCCGCTCTTGGCGTCCACGGCGGCGCGGAGGGCCTTCAGGTCCTTCTCGTCCATGCGGCCCTCGGGCACCTCGACGTGGCCGAGCTGGTGGTTGCCGTTGTGGAGCATGGAGCGGTAGAAGCGCTCGAGGTCGATGGACAGGCCGATCTCCTCGGCCGCGAGGCGCGCGAGGGAGATGCCCTTCACGCCGTCCTTGGTCATGTGCGTGGAGATGTTTACGACCTCGTCGGGGTAGTACCACCCGGCGGGCACGTGGTCGTCACCGGGGGAGACGTAGTAGCGCGTGCGCCTTCCCCTGGGCGCGTGCTTGTCGTAGTCGTGCATCACGCTGGCCGTGATGGGCCAGATCGCCACCGGCTTGCCCTTGAACCACTCGACGTACCAGTAGGCGTTGCCGAAGGTGTCGCGGCGCAGCACGGTCCAGTCCATGAGCTTCGCGGCGGTCATTTCCTCGTTGGCCATGCCGTTTAGAATCTTGGCCAGCGGGTGGTTGTCGAGCCGCTTGTGGCCGTCGCGCCCGGCCTGCATCACCGAGAAGGGCAGGCTGGCCATGCTGCGCGCCTTGGTCTGCTCGCAGGCGGCGAAGTCGATGGACATGAGCGCGCCGTATCCGTGCGGCGTGGCGAAGCCCGGCGGCAGCGTGACGTGCACGACGTCCTGCACCGGCTCCCTCTTGTAGAACATGTCGTAGAAACGTCCCATACGTCCCCTTTCTGTCGGGGGCATCGTATGGGCCGCGTGAGATTAGCTGACGGGCACGTAGGACTCCGTGCCGCTCACCAGCTTGTCGTATGCGAGGGCCGCGATGGCCAGCGCGATGGCCGCGTCGATTTTTGACTTCTTGGAGTCCTTGCCGAAGCGCACGCCGTACGGCTCGCGCAGCATCTCGACGGTGTTGGCCAGATGCGCGCGGAGCTTGGGGCAGCCGCGCAGGCGCAGCTCCCCGGCCTTGACCTCGTTCACGACGATTGATGTGGCCTGGCACATCGTCGCGTTGTTCTGCGGGAACGAGACCGTCTCGATTCCGTACACATCGCGCAGGCGCGAGTTCATGACGATCAGGCGGTTGGGGTCGATTCCGACGACCTGCGGCCAGTGCTCCGAGCACAGCCCGGCGATTAGCTGGGTTATCTGCTCGAAGTCGTAATGGCCCGTCTCCTCGTCGGGCGTGTCGAACACCCACTCCTTGGTGAGGCAGACGGTCTTCCCCTTCTTTGTTTTGCGCTTCTGGTATGCCACTATTGCGAAACTGTCGCCCGCCGTTGCGCCGTCGATTCCGAGCGTCCACGGCTTGTTGAAGTCGAACCTGTTGGTGCCGCGCTCGCAGCGGTCGAGCTGCGGGGCCTTGAAGACCGAGTGGGCGTCGTTGTCCTTGGGGAATCGGTTGGCCGTGTAGCGCTCGAACTGGCGGGCGGATGCGGCCATGCCCCTCTGGTCCTCGATGCTCTCCCAGTTGACCCACGAGGCCACCATGATCTTCTCCCAGTCGGCGCGCTTCTCGATGTCGTCGTCATCGTCGAGGCCCAGCCAGTACAGGTACATGCCGGGGTCTCGGCGCGCCTTGTCGCTGTACATCTCCCAGAGGAAACTCTCGCGCTTGTCTCCGGCCGTGGTGATTCCCACGGTGAGCGGGTTCCACAGGACCTTCTGGCCCTTGACCCCGGCGTCCCAGACCTTCGAGTCCGGGTAGGTGTGCAGCTCGTCGAATATCAGGAAGTTGAAGTGCCACGACTCCAGCGCGTCCGCCGTGTTCGGCAGAATCATGATTTTCGCGTTGGTCTCCTTGTGCGTGATGATGTTCTTCCCGATGTCCCACTGCTCGCGCCACGTCGGGTTGAGCTTGATCATCGTGCAGATCTTCTCGTAGACGTTGCGAATCTGGTCCTTCGACGACGCCACCATTCCGTACTGGCCGTTGTGGACCGGCTCCATGGTGGCCACGGTGAGGAGGATTCCGGCGCACAGCTCGGACTTGCCGTAGCCCGAGGGCAGGCCGATGATGGCGCGGCGGTACTTGCGCTTGAAGCCCCTGGCGGTCATCTTGCCCGAGGCGAAGAGCGGTTTCCAGATATTCTCGCGCTGGAACTCCTCCAGATAGAATGGCTGCGCGTAGTAGGAGTCGTTGGCGACGTGGCGGCACATCGAGGTGAAGCAGCGCTCATAGTCGCGCGCCATGACGAGGCCTTCGCGCGTGTAGCTAGTCGGCGTCCGATACATCGACTACCTCCGCTGGCAGCTCGTAGGCTGCGTCGATTGAGCGGAACATTGACGCCGTGTCCGCTGCGGTCTTGACCGTCGTTGCGTCCATGAGGCCGATGCGCGAGCGCGCGAGCGGCGACAGGCCGAGCATGTCGGACAGGGCGCGAATCTCGCTCGACGCCTCCTTGAGGATTGTCAGTGCCGGGTTCTTGCGCACGAGCGGGACCTCCCTCCCATCCGGTGTCTTGTACGGCTTCACGCCGATCTTGTCGAAGATGTTTATGCGGCCGTCCTCGCTGTGGATGGCCTGCTGCGCCTGCTCGGCCACGGCGTGCCAGTAGGTGAGGAGGCGCAGGGTCGGTATGTCCTGCTCGCTGAAGTTGTTCACAGGCGGGCACAGCCACGCCCATATCTCGCTCTGGACGGGGTCGAGGGCGATGTCCTCGGGCATGAGGACTCCGGCGGCGTCGGTCTTCGCCGCGAGGCCGTATGCGTCGGTTATCCCGCGCCTGATGGCGTCGTGTTTCGGCTTTGCGCCCTTCACAGGCCCTCACCCCGCAGCGCGTCCTCCATCTTCTTGGCGGCCTTCTTCAGGGACAGGCACAGCGGGGCGGAGGTCATGAGGGATGCGCGGGACATGTCCGAGGCGGCGACGTGCGCGCGCTGGATTACCTCGAGCACCTCGTCGTCGCTCATGGCGGCGTTTGGTGCCGGTGCCTGAAGCTCGCCCGCGTAGGCATAGCCGCGCTGCGCGGCGAGGCGGCACCTGTTGGAGCAGTATTTGGCCGTGCTCCTTTGCGCGGCGAACTCACGGCCGCATATCTCGCACTTCTTGATCACTGTCGTCTCCTGTTCATGCGCGGCATCGCGGCACGGCTGGCAATCGGCCATTTTGGCCGCAGGGGTAACGGAGCCAGCCGCCCCACGGTGCCGCGCGTGAACCGCTATTCCTCCAAAGTCGCGCGTTGGCCCGTCATTTCCTCCCAGCGGGATATGATCACGTCGCAGTAGTGCGGGTCTAGCTCCATCGTCACGCACTTGCGGCCGAGCTTCTCGCACGCAATGAGCGTCGAGCCGCTGCCGCCGAACATATCTAGCACCAGGTCGCCCTTTTTCGAGCTGTTTTCGATCTGGTAGGCGATAAGAGGAATGGGTTTCATGGTCGGGTGTTCCGAGTTGGAGCTTGGTTTGTCGAACTCGAGAACGGTCGATTGCTTGCGGTCGGAGTACCACTGATGGCTCGCCCCGTCCTTCCAACCGTAAAGGCACGGCTCATGGCGCCACTGATAATCCTGACGGCCAAGCGTGAATACGTTCTTGACCCACACGAGGCACTCTCGGATGGTCATTCCGGCTCGCTCGCACGCCTTCAGGAAGTTCATGCGCTGTGTGTCTGCGTGCCAGATGTAGAACGCGCCGCCCGGCTTCAGGGCATCCATGCCAAGCTCGAACGCAGATCGGAGGAACTCAATAAAGTCCTCGTCGTTGTCCCAGCTGTCGTTGGCGATAACGAGTCCGTCCGTGCGCCTGTGCAGCTGCTTGGCTTCGCTCGGACGGTCGTGCTGGCCGAGCGCAACGTTATACGGCGGGTCGGTCACTATGAGGTCTGCGACCCCCCCCCGCAGCAAATCTGCCATATCGTCCGGGTCGGTCGAGCTGCCGCATTTAACTCGATGCGCGCCGAGCATCCAAACATCGCCTCGCTTGCAGCGGCACACGACCTCCTCCGGCATTCCCTCGTCTTCAATGTCGTCATGCTCGAAGTCCGGCATGAACTCGGAAAAGCCAAGGGCCTCCCAGTCCATGTCTAGGTTGTCCATATCCTCGATAAGCGCCTGCTCGTCGAATCCGCTCGATAGCGTCGTCTGGTTGTGGACGTGGGTATATGCGCGCCTCTGCTCGTCCGTCAGGTGGTCCAGGCAGATAACCGGCGCAGTTTCGATTCCTAGCTGCTTCAGCGCCATCACGCGGCCGTGGCCTTCGACAATTTCGGCCTCGCCGTCCTCGTTGTGCCAGACGGCGATGGGGTCGCAGTTGCCGAACTCGCTGATGCTCTCGGCGATCTGGTCAATCTGCTCCTTGGGGTGCTTCTTTGCGTTGTTCGCATATGGCACGAGGTCGGCGACCGCCATCTCGCGCACTTCCAGTTCCGGCATGGGTCTCATGGCCGCTCCTCTCGTCGTTACGGCTGGAACCGTATACGCCGTGTGAGATTTAGCGGCTCATTTTTCGAGTTTTTAGCGGCTCCTTTCGCCAGGCCCCCCAAACTTCCAATTTCGTGGCGAAACGCGGGGGGTAGGGGCGCGCGGGGTAGGGGGAAAGAAACCCGATTTTCCGAGGGGGTAGGGGGGTCGTGCATAAAAAAGGGTGCAGCCCCGTCCGAGGCCACACCCTTGTGCATAAAAGCTATCTGTTCGCCGCCCTGCGTGCATCATCGCGCTTCTTGTGGCAGCTCTTGCACCTTAGCGTGAGGTTCTCCACCTCGCTGCCGCCGCCCTCGCACAGCGCGCGGCCGTGGTCCACCTCGCCGCCCATGCCAGCCGTGTACCAGCGGCCGTCGCGGTACTCCGCGCACACCCTGCCGCAGTCGGCGCACCTGCCGAGCTGCCTGCCGATGGCCCTCTGCCTCGCCTTGCGGTACGCGGCCGATGAGTACTCGGAGCGCCATGGCTCGCGCTCGGCCCTCGTGGCGTCGCCCTCCGTAGGCCTGCGCTTGGGCCTCGGCCTGCACGGGCAGCGCTGGCCCTCGGGGTGCGTGCGGCCGCAGTGCGGGCAGTACACGCTCACAGCTCGCGCCTCCCGCTCTCGGCCTTGGCCTTGGCGGCCACGCCCAGGCTGATGCTGCGGGCCGCCTGGAATATCTCCAGCGGCGTGAGTCCCAGCAGCTTGAACGCCTCCAGCGCCGCCGTGATTCCCTGCTCCACCCTGTGCTGGTCGTACTGTTTACCGTTGTCCATCTATCCCACTCCAATCGCCGCCGACAGCGCCAGCAGCATCTTGAACATAACGGCCACCGCCGCCGCGTCTATGGCGAGGCAGGCCGCGATGATGAGCAGGCATCCGCCCGCCCTCTTCCAGTCGATCATGTGTCCCTCCTATAGTGCCATGAATGCGAGCAGGAGGAGCCCTGCGGCGAGGGCGCGGACCGTCCACGCCCATGCCGCCAGCAGGACCGCCGCCAAAAGGGCCAGCGCTAGTAGCTCTCGAAGGTCTCGCACGCCGCCTCCTGCATGTCCCTCATGTGGTTCGGTATCCACTCGAGCGCCCACATCGCCCCGAAGCTAGAGTTCTCGGCGTCGCCGGTGCCGAACTCCTCGGCGTACGCCCGGTCGAACTCGACCTCGCAGATTCCGTAGTCGCAGCAGCACTCGACCATGCGCTTGCATTCGGCGCACGTTGGCTTGCCCTCGCCGAAGTGCCTGTCGATTGCCGCGTCGGTGCACCCGTCCGGGAGGTTGTAGCCCGGCTCACAGCTGGCGGCCAAGGCGGGTCACCTCCTCGCACCACGCCTCGCGCTCGTAGGTCTCGATGAACCAGTGCGCGTCGTCCTTGATCTCCTCGAGCGGGTTGTCCATCTCCTCGACCTCGCTGTCGGGGATGTCCACCACGTGGATCTCGGTTATCTCGAATCGCATGTCTACTCATCTCCGGGCGTCGTGCCCAGCTCTTTCGCTATTCCCTCGGCGATGATGCGCGCGGTCTCCCTCGCCACCGCCTCGCTGCTCTCCATCCGCCCGACCGTGTATGCGCGCTCGATCATGTCCTGGGCGGCGCGTTCCATGGCCGTGTCGTCGTACTCCTCGTAATCGTCCCACCCGAACTTGCGGGAAAGGTCATCGAACGTGTATCGGGTCGGCTTGTCCTTGCCGTCCTCCCACTTGTAGACCTCTGGCCAACCCTGCTTGTAGCAACCGACTCGGACGCTGCCGTCTCCCATGACTCCATGGTGCGAGTGCTCGAACCACTCGCAGCAGCCGCCAGGGTGTTTCATGATGTTCGCGTATATGCGAAGTCTAGTAGGCAATGAACCCTCGTCGGTGTCATATACGCCTACATCCTCCTTATCGGTTCTGCGCTCGCCGTTGAGGTACACGAACGCGCCGTAGTCGCTGTATGCCATAGCTAGCCCTCCTTCTCCGCCACCTCGCGGCGCACATCGTCAGTGATCATTTGGCTCAACCCTTCCGTTCCAAAGTTCTGCGGCGTTCTCCTCGCCGTGCTCGTAGTCCGTCCGCGCACCGCAATACCAGCAGGCCACGAAGTAGGTGCCGGGGTCGTATCGGCTGTTGTCCACTATCTCGGCAGGCCCGCCGCAGAACGGGCATTTCTTGAGCTTTAGCTCGCTCATTCGCCCTCACCCCTCAACTTGCGGATACGCCTCTTGATGTCTTTGAACACCGAGGCCGTGCATCCGCATGTGTCGCTGTCAGGTCTGCCGCATTTGAAGCAGTCCCCTCCCGGGCTGAAATACCAGCAAGAGTTGCTCTCCTCGATGCACCTGTCAAAGTCCTCCTCCGGCTTCTCCCAGCTGTCGGGCGTCTCCGGTGGCGTGAGGTAGAAGGAGCTGCAATAGTCATATCGGCAATTCATGAACACGACGCCCCACTTTAGGCCGGGCATCGTCTGTACCACGGAATAGGTAAAGCGGTTGACCTTAAAACACTTGCCGTCCTCGTTGTACAAGATCTTGGTGTCCAGCGGAATCTCGCGGCCCTCGGCATCTTTTGGTAACTCGATATTCGCCATTGCTATCACCTATCTAGCCCCAGCAGTACAAGGGACATGTCGCGGCAAATGCGGATGCTGCCGCGAACCTTCACGGTCATTAGCTCCCCAAGGCTGCACATCCTGTAGACGGTCCTCACACTCACGTTGAAAGCCTCGGCCCATTCGTTGGGCGTTGCATACTCGGGAATCATGGATGGGGTCACGCCCTTGGGCATTTCGATAATTGCCATTAGTCCTCCCCGGTCTCGTAGCTCGCGTCGGCCCAGTAGTTGCAGCGCGCCTCGCCCTGGGTGCGGTGGATGAACTCGGGCCTGCGCATGCACTCGTACTCGATGCGCTCGGTCCCGTAGACGCTGCGGAACACGGTCACCCTGACATGGTTGCAGTTCGCGCATCGCTGCGGCCTCTGCCCGTCGCTGTAGATGTCGGGCCTATCCATCAGTTGGTCACCTCCGCCCCGCACTGCTCGCAGTAATTCAGGCCGCCAGTGGATTCGGTCCTGCCGTTGTGGCCGCAGGCAAAGCAGTGGTACCGGCCGTCTGGGGCCACCTGCACCTGCGTCGTCGGGCGGTACGCCAGCTCGGCCACGCGGCGCATGACCCCGCGCCAGCTCGTGTCCTCCGCCCCGGTGATTCTGGCCAGCGCCCGCTGGAGGCTCTCGCCGCCCAGGCTGTCGTTGGCCGTTCGGTTCAGCTCCTCGACGATGCGGAGCCTCTCCTCTGTGGTGATCTCGTTCATCTCGTCTTCTCCTTAATCCAGTCGTATGCGATGAGCGGGAGGCACGCTAAAAGCAGCGGGATGCTAAGCAGCAGCGCTGCGGCCCTTATGGCGTCCTCCCCGGTCGGTTTCCTCATTCCATCCAGCTCCCCGGCCTTTTCTGGCCGTAGTCCCAACTTCTCAATCTGAACACCTGCCCCATCGGCAGGCCGTGGGTCGCCGCCCAGCAGCGGTCCCACACCGTGTGGACCTTCACATCCGGGTCGAACACTCCTATCTGCCGTGGGGTGGTGCACCCGAGCGGCTCGTGGCACTTCTTCCCGTCATGGAAGTCGACCAGCGCCTTGCAGCGGTCGAACGCCTCGACGGTGCCGAAGTCCCGGTACAGCTCGCGGACCTCGCCCTCTATCTCGCTCCTGATGCACCCGTGCACGTCGCACATCCATTTGAGCGTGTCCTCGACGTGGTCGCGCGGAGGCGCGGGGAAGAGGTCTAGGACCGTCTGCCCCGCGCACGCCCTATTCATCGCGGGCGATGCGGTAGAAGGTCGGCAGGCAGTCCGGCGGGGTCACGGCGTTGGCGCGGATGAACTCCATGCACTTCTCGAAGCTCCCCGCGCAGACGTCGTAGAAGGCTCCGCTCGACGGCCTCGGCCTGCCGCCGTCGGTCTTGTCGAAAACGACAGCCTCTACTCGGTACACTTGGCCACCTCCGCGTCGTAGATGGCCTTGAGGTCGTCGCGCATGAATTGGATGAGCGTCTCCTCGCTGATGCCGTCCGGCAGCTGCTTCAGGCGCACCGCATTGTGGCACCACTCGTCGAAGTCGAGCGTCTTCCCGGTATACAGGTCCTCCACGCCCGTCACCTCGGCATAGGAGAAGCGGGTCAGCATCTCCTCGCGCATGACCCTGTCCGCGAGCGCCTCGATGGGCGTCTTCGGGCGGGTGATCGTCTCGAAGTAGCTCGCGGCCCTCTTGGTCATAGATTTGAGCTGCCTGGCCAGCTTGTTGTTCTCGGCTTCGAGGCGCTCGTTGCGGCGCTGCTCGTAGTCCAGCTCGGCGAGCACGTACTGCTCGCAGTTGGTGATTTCCATGTCTAACCCTCCGTTATCTCGATGGTTCGTCCCGTCTTGGCGTCAGTTATCGCCCAGTGGCCGTAGCCGTAGAGCGCGGGGTCGTGCGGCTCGTGCTCGCACAGCAGCGTGCCGTCCCACCACTCCTCCTCGAACTCCGGCTCGTCCCACACCCACTCGGGCCTGTACCTCGCCCCGCCGTGGAACCCGTCGTGGCATCCCGTGGTGCCGCTCCCGCACAGGGCGATCAGCGGCGAGCGGAGTCGCCACGTGCCCCTGGGCGTGACGAGGGCGAAGTCGCCGCAGCGCCTCGGCACGAGGTGGTGGCAGTTCGTGGCCTGCCGCCCGCAGATTCCGCAGCGCTCGGCGGTCAGCTCGTAGCGGTTTCCGACGTAGCGCGCGCCGACGTGGGGCTTGCCGTAGAGCTCCGCGCGGTCCTTCGGGACTCCACGGAGCTGCGATGCGCTCACTATCATCCGAGCCTCCTGTCCTGCCCCTTGACCTCGATGGGCCTGCACGCACCGGCGAGGCGCGATGCCACGCGCTTGCCCGCCATGCCTCCCCAGAGGTCCCTGATCTGCCCGATGCGGTAGTTGCTCGTGACGATGGTGGGCAGGCCCTCGGCCACTCGGGTGTCGATGAGGCGCGTCAGCGTCTCGATGGCCCACTCGGTCGGGCGCTCGGCCCCGAGGTCGTCCAGGGCGAGGAGCCTGTACCGCTCTGCCCTGCGGAGCGCACCGCGCTCGCCGCCGTCGTACTCGGAGCGGATGTCGTCGAGCAGGCGGCTCGTGGTGACCAGCTTGGCGCTCGTCCCATCCAGCACGGCCATGCGGACGGCGCAGGCGGCGGCGTAGGTCTTGCCCGTGCCCGGCTCGCCCCAGAGGTATGCGCCCTCGCCCTTCCCGGCGAGCTTGGCCATGCGCTTGCCGAGGTCGCAGTCGGCTTCGGCGTAGGGGCCGCGCAGCCCGGCCTTGCGGAGGCGGGAGCGCATGATTGCGGCGATCTGCTCGCGCGCCCCGTCGGGCATGAGCACGTCAGAGATTTGAGTACGCATCATGTTTGACCTCCTTCTTTGCCTCGCGCTGCTGCCACGTGGAGCACGCGGCCTTCCAGTTCTTCATCGGCTTGCTGCCGACCTTCCACCCGACGGCCTCGTAGTAGCTCCAGAACGCCTCGGGGTTGAACGTGTAGCCCTTGGCCGAGACGTACTCCTCGACTTCCGCGAGCGCGGGTTTGACGAATCTCTTACTAACTGCCTTGCCTTGCCTTGCCTTGCCTTGCTTTGCTTTGGCTTCAGCGCTGTCCCCGTCACCCTTTTGGCTGTCCGAAAGGGGTTCGTCGTTTCCTTCCGGCTCGTCGTTTTTGGTTTCGCTTTCGCTAAAGGGGGGTTTAGTACCGTCTAAAGTGGGCTTTCTGTTGCCTCGTCCACCCGTTTTGCCTGCCGCGATGCACCGTTTCGAATAGTCGATGTCCTCGCGGACGCTGGCGAAGATGGCATCGAGCGGCCACTCCAGCTCCGGCTCGATGCCGTAGGTGCCGTACTGGGCCAAGGCCCAGAGGAGCTTTCCTCGCTGCTCCTCCGGTGCCTTGGCGCAGGCTGCGGTGAACTTGGGAAGCCACTTGAATTGGGCCTCCTCCATGTCATCGCTCCCAGGTGAAGGCGGCCTTGGCCGCGTTGAACGTCAGGGTGGCCTCGCTGCCCACGATCACCTCGAGCACGTCGAAGCTGATGGCCTCGACCTCGGGATGGTCGGCGGCGAAGCACATGGCCACGCGCTGCAGGCGCTTCTTGTTGACCTTCGGCGCGGCGTCGTTGCCGCGCGAGCGCTTCACCTTCGCCTCGACCAGGAGCGCTTGGCCGTTGGTGACCGTGTAGACGCACCGGCCCTCGGGGCAACCGTAGCCGGTGGCCCCCGGGATGTAGACCTCGAGCGCGAGGTCGAGAATCGAATACTGCTCCATCTTCACTCCTTAGAACGGGCAATCAGCGTCGTAGACCTCGTCGGGCACGTCGTCGCGCTTGGCCCCGCCGGAGAATGTGACGTTGTCCGCGATCACCTCGAGGCGGCTGTGCTTCTGGCCGTCCTTCTCCCACTTGCTCTGGCGCAGCCTGCCCTGGACGCACACGTGCGTGCCCTTGGACAGGTAGCGGTTGAGCGCCTCGGCGCGCTTGCCGAAAACGGTCACGTCGACCCAGTTGGGCACGTCCTGCCACTCGTCGCCGACCTTGCGGCGCTCGTTGACGCACACCGAGAACCGGAGCACCTGCGTGCCCGTCTGCGTGGCCCGCAGCTCGGGGTCGCGCCCGAGGTTGCCGCTGATGGCGACCGTGTTGATTCCGCTGCTCACTAGTCGATCTCCTTACTGTCCCTGGCCATCTGGGCCAGATGCTTGCCGAGCTCCTCGAGCTGCCTGTCGGTGAGCTTGGTCGTGTCGTCGGTGCCGAAGTTGGCCTCCTCGTACGCGCGGAGGCCCTCCTCCTTGACGCCGTTCTGCATGCACTCGGCCTTGAGCTTCGCTATCTTGGCGAGCATCACCTTGCGCTTGCTCGGGCGCGGCTTCGTCGGGGCCTTCTCCTTCGTCTCCTTGGGGCCTGTGTCGCCGTCGGTGTCCTCCTCGCCCACGAGGCCGAAGGCCATGAGCGCGGAGTACCGGCGGGCGTAGGTCTCGCGCTTGCCGAACTCCTGCGGGTCGCTGGCGTACTCGTAGGGCTTCACGTCGAGCACGCGCTCCTCGTCCCCGTAGGCCACGACGGTGTTCAGGAGCATGCCCGCGCCGTTGGCGGCGACCTCGGAGCGCTGGTAGAAGAAGATTCCGCGCTTGTTCAGCGGCGGCCTGATGATGTTCAGGACCAAGTCCAGCGGGGAGTACGAGTAGGTCTGGTATCCCTTCTGGCCCGTCTTGCTCTTGGTGGGGTTGACCATCTCGGCCTGCGCCTCCGCGAGCAGCTGGGTGAACATCGCGGACGGGTCGAACGTATCCGGCTGCACCGCCTGGACCATGGTCATCTCCTCGGCCATCACAGCTCACCGTCCCCGAGCAGGGCGGCCGCGCTCATTCCCTCGACGCGCGGGCCGAGCGCCTGCATGACGTCCTCGGGGGCGCAGCCGCGCACCGCTGCGGTCTTGGGCGACTTGGGGCACCACATGGCCCAGTCGACCGTCTCGCCCGTGTCGGTGCACACGACCTTGTCCCCGGCCTTGGCGAAGTGTGCCTCCCAGCCCTTCTTGGGCACGATGTCCACCATGCCGATGGAGTCGAGGAAGGCCACGGCCTCGTCCATGCGCTCCTTGAGGATTACCGGGGCCGCCTTGCTGTAGCTGATGCCGATCTCGCCGACCTTCTCGTCGCCGACGATGATGGCGCGGCGGTCGGTGTGGGTCTCGGCGAAGCCCTCCATGATTTCCTGCCGCGCGATGGCCTTGGCCTCGTCGAGCGCGGGCTTGATCTGCTTCTGCATGGCCGTGAGCACGGCCAGCCTCTCGTCCTGCGTGTACTCCATTACTCACCGTCTCCAATCATTCGCGCCTCGTCCGTGATTACCTCGTAGACCTCTCCCGTCTCCGCGTCCACGTTCGCCGGTCGGTCGAACGGGAGCGGCTCGCCCTCGTCCTCCTCGTCGTAGTCGAGCGGCAGCTCGTCCTGGATGTCGGCCACCGTCAGGACGACGGGCTTGCCGGAGAGCTTGAGGATGGGGAAGGCGTTGGCGTCGCTCGTCAGAATCTCGAGCTGCAGCACGGCCGTGCCGCCCTTGACCGTCGCCTGCTTGAAGTTGGCCCTGATCTCCATGGGTTCCATAGATGCCTCCTATTTGATGCCGAAGATGGCGGCCATGAACTCGCGGCACATCTCGCGCTCGTTCTCCTTGGTGATGGGTGTGATCGCCTTGGTGACGAACTCGCGGCTCTCGGCCACGTCCTTCTCGTCGAGCTTCGCGAGCCCGGCCTCGCACAGCGCGATCATCATGTGGTAGGCGTTGGCGCTCTTCACGCCGCCGGTGTGGTCGGGGTGGGCCGCATCGAACATGAGGTTGCTCGCGATGCAGGTGGCGTGCTCGAGCACCTTCTTGTGGAAGTGGTCCGCCGGGAGTTCCTCGAAGAGGTTGGCGTCGAAGTACTTGTCGTTCATTTCTTTTTCTCCTTTATGTATTCCTCGGTGAAGTGGGTGATGCACACCTTTGCCAGCGGCGGCGTGCCGTATGGCGTGCGGCATCCCTTCTGGACGCCACCCATCACAACGTGGGCGTCGTCCGTGTACGCGACGCCGTTGAGCGCGTCGCATATGAGCTTGCCGATGTTGTCCCAGTCGGGCTTGCCGAGGTCGGCGCGGCCCACCCAGTACTTCGGGTTGCTCTTGGCCAGGGGCCTGAAGGTCTCGATGGCGACGGTCACGATTCCGTCGAAGTCCCCGTGGTCTTCGTGCTCGGCCCTGTAGGCCTTGCGTACGGCCTCCTCGGCGAGCCTCGTCTGCTTCGGGGTGTAGTTGCGTCCGGTTCGCGGGTCGGTCCGGTGGCGCTCCTTGCCCACGATCTTCTCCAGCTCGAGCTGGAAGGTCATGGAGCGCTCCTTGTGCCTGACCCAGCTCATGCCGTGAACCCGTCGGACTGGCTGCGGTGCTTGTTGAAGGCGTTCTTGAGGCTGGGGTAGCGCGCCTCCATGATTCGGGCGAAGGACGGCGCGAGGCCGTTGCGCACGCCCACGTGCAGCTCGTTGCGGACCATGTTGACGAGGTAGTTGGCGCTCACGTAGCCCTTCTTGGAGAGCCTCACGGCGTTCTCAACCATGTAGTTCCATGCGCCGGGGTTCTCGTCAATCCAGCGGCGCGCGTCCTCCGCGTCCGCCTCGCCCTTGGCCCCGAGGCCGAATATCTCGAGCTGGCCGCTCTGGGGCTTGGGGTTGTAGCGCTCGTCGTTACGCATGCACGCCCACCGCCTCGTATGCGGCCTGGGCGCTGTGCACCGCTCCGTCCATGGTCGGGATAATCCAGAGCCACAGCAGCGCGCACATGGCGAGCGCCGTCACGGTGATGCCGACCAGAAGCCCGGCCCTGAAGGCGTCCTTCTGCCTGTCGGCCCGCTCCTGCGCTGGCAGGCGGTAGCCCTCGCGTGCTACGATGCGGGGAGTCCTGTTGGACGTGCGGGCGCTCTTGGTGTGGTTGCTGGGGGTGCCCGCGTATCTGTTTTGGGGGGTCATTCTTCCTCCGTTCCTTGGTTGTCGCTTCTCGAAAACTTCTCGTCGATTTGACGTTTCGCGCGGTATTTGCGGCTGTAGAGCCGCTGCCGCTCCTTGTTCACGCGGTCCTCCCTCCTCACCTCCTCCTCCATCGCCCGCACCTGCTCGGCGATCTCGGAGGCGCGCTGCTCCCTTGTGCAGGAGACGCACCATCCGGTCCGGCTAGACAGCGGCTTGAAGGTCTGCCGCCCGCAACGCGGGCATATCCAGCGCCTGCGGAGTGAGAGTCCGTATTTGGACGCCTGGACCTCCACCGCCCTCACCGTCTTGCCGAGGGCCTCGGCTATGGCCACAGCCCCGTCCCCGGCGTGCTCCTCGAGGTAGCGGACTTCGCTGCTCGTCCACGTCATTACGCCCGGCGTCCCTTCCAAGTCTTGAAGCGGCGCTGCAATTTCCGGCGCATGATGTCGAGCCTTTGGTTGCGGGGCATTACGCCACCGCCAGCGCATGGAACTCGTCGAGCGTCACGCCGAGGATTCTGGAGAGGGCGTAGGCCTCGGACAGGCTGAACTCATACGAGCCTTTGACCTTGTTGAAGAATGAGGAACGGCTCATGCCAAGCTCGTCGGCGATTGAATCGCGCGTCCTGTTTTCCCTCTCGGCGTACTCATTTACCTTCTCGGATAGTTTCATTGCTTCTCCTTTCTCAAGTACAAAACTTTGTACGCCCCCAGTATTGTACAAAAGTTTGAACGGTGCAATACTTTGTACGTGTAAATATTTGGACTGACAGGGAGGGGCCATGGACTACCGTTATGTACTTGCCTACTACCTCGAGAAGCAGGGGATGTCACCGGCCGAGTTGGCTCACAAGATCGGCTCCCCTCGTTCAACCGTCTCCGCGCTTCTGAACGGAAGAGCGAAGGAGCCGACTCTCGGCAAGGCCAAGGCCATTGCTGACGCTCTCGGCGTATCTCTTGAAGAGATGGCTCGCAAAACGTACGAGGAATAGCGGTGATGCCCAATGAGCCTGAAGGGGATGCGGAGAAAAACTCACTTGACTCAAGAGGAGGTCGCTAGACGCCTGAACATTCCAAAGAAAACGTATGCAAACTATGAGCGCGGAGTTCGAAGACCGCCTGTATCCCTGTTAAAGCAGCTATCGGATATGTATGGCGCAACAATCGACGAACTTATTTCGACCGACGATGAAACGCAAGACGGAACCGCCAGGAGAAGGATTGCGCGCCGAGTAAAGCAGCTTAGAAAAGAACGAGGCTTATCAGTTGATGAGCTCGGGGCGGCCGTCGGCAAAAGCGGGAAGACCGTTAGCGCGTGGGAGGTTGGACATGGCCAGCCAGACGCGGACGCCATGATTAAGCTGTGCAGGCTCTTCGGTGTTGACATCGCCGACCTCTATGGCGAGAGCAGCGACCTTGCGCCGATCTCAACCGACGAGCGCGTTTTGGTAGACGCGTACCGCGACCTGACGGCACCGCACAAGAAGGTTCTATTGGCTGTTGCCCGCGAATTGCGAGCATCGCAGGGAGATGAATGACCGTGATTACCAGAAGAAACTTAATGGCGTTAATCGCCACCGCTGCAATTGCACCGCTGTCTGGGTGCTCTGAAGATGAGATTCCCCCAAACACATCGAAGGAGGAATATTCGGTTGGCTGCGAAGCTCTGGACCTGATAGACGAGGCCCTCGCCAAGAACGAGCTGTTTAGCGATGAATTCAAAACAAAGCTGTCGACGATTTGCGTCAAGGCTCGCGATGCGAACAACCATGACTGTAGCAACGACGAGGAGATCATGTACTCAATCCAGTGCGTTGCCGCATACCTTGCGCTGAATAACGGCGACGATGCGCTCGATTCCATCGACGACCTTAGATATGCACTCGGCAAAGAAGACTACTAGACCCCACCGCCTCATGGTGCGAGGAATGGGGTCTGCCAGATAGCCGCCCGTTGGAGGGGCGATTCGATTATGCCAGAAGAGATAAAGACTGCGGTTATCTATGCCCGCTTCTCGTGCTCGAAGCAGCGCGAGGCCTCGATTGACGACCAGCTGCGCGTCTGCCGCGACTGGTGCGCGCGCGAGGGCTACGCCATCGTCGGGGAGTACTCCGACTACGCCATGAGCGGCCGCAGCGACGACCGCCCGCAGTTCCAGAAGATGATAGCCAACGCGGGGGAATCGGACATCGTGCTCGTATACATGATGGACCGCTTCTCGCGCGACGAGTACGACGCGCCCGCATACAAGCACGAGCTGCGCAAGAAGGGCGTCGAGGTCGTATCGGCCATGGAGGCCATGCCGGACGGCCCCGAACGCATCCTGATCGAGAAGATTTACGAGGGCCTCGCGGCCGTGGAATCGGTCAAGACCTCCATGAGGACGCGGCGCGGAATGGAGGGCAACGCCCTCAAGTGCAAGACCAACGGCGTGCGCGTCTACGGCTACGGCCGGAATGACGACGACGAGTACGTTGTGAACGAGGACGAGGCCGCGATAGTGCGCGAGGCGTTCCGGCGCTCATGCGACCACGAGCCGGTCGACTCCATCGCCAGCGACTTCGCGCGGCGCGGCGTGACCACGAGGACGGGTAGGCCGTGCGGCTACTCGATGGTGTACCAGATGCTGCACAACAGGAAGTACACGGGCTTCTACTCGTGGGGTGGGATAGAGGTGGACGGCGGCATGCCCCAGATCATCGACAAGGCGACCTTCGCGATGGCCCAGGAGGTGAAGCCGAAGAAGCGCCGGGCCTCGGAGGACTGGGGCACGTTCGCGCTGTCGGGCAGGGCGATCTGCTCGGAGTGCGGCCACAACATGGCCGGGACGTCGGGCCGTGGCAAGAAGAACGTCAAGTACGAGTATTACGGCTGCCGCTGCGGTGCCAAGCCCGTCCGGCGCGACTGGCTCGAGCACGAGCTGGCCCAGGCCATCAGGGGGATGCTGCGCGACCGCGAGACGGCCCTCCGCATATCCCACATGCTCTGGGACGAGCCGGAGCCGGAGATAGCCGACGCGCGCAGGCGGGCCATGGCGTCGAAGCGCAAGGCCGAGAACGGCCTCCAGAACATCATGGCCGCTATCGAGCAGGGCATCGTGATGCCCGAGTTCACCGACCGCATTGCCCAGCTTCAGGCCCAGAAGGCCCGCGCCGAGCGCGATCTGGCCTCATACGACGAGGCGCGTATCGACCCCGAGGAGTTCGCGGACTTCCTCCAGTGTGGCGGCGGGATGGACGACGCGGCCGTCCTCGATTCCTTTGTCTATCAGGTGATGGTGACGCCGGAGGAGTGCGTAGCCACGCTCTACTGCGACGATGAACGAAACGAACCCGCACGACTTAGCATCGCACGGGTTCGCACATTTTCGGGTTGGTGCCCCCAGCGGGATTCGAACCCGCGATATCCACCTTGAAAGGGTGGCGTCCTTGGCC